CTCCCGCCCGTATAGGGGTTGTTCTCTATCATCGCTGCGATGTTGCCGGCGTGCTCGCTAACCCAGAGCCCCGACTGGTAGTATTCAGCGATACGTACCGACATGCCCGCTGGACTCGTAGCCCACAGCCCGAACGACGTGGGCGAGGCTTCACCGTAGTCGAGGCTGCCCTCGATCTTCCAGTCTTCCGGGATGCGGCCGCCTTCAAGTATCTCTTCGGGGTCGATCTTGTGAATGTCAGGCTCGAAGCCCTCAAAGAACCTGCCGAAGAAGATGTCCCAGTTTCCGTACAGCCAGGCTTCAAACAGCTGCTCATTACCGGACGTAGCGGCACGGATGTTGTCGATGTAGTGTGGATCTTTTTCGAGGAGGAGTCTGTTGTCCGTGATGAAGGAGGGGATGAACATTCTGTTGCGGTTTGTCTCGGTATCTATCAGGAGCTTGTTGCCTTCGGCGCACGGCTCAATGAA